AAGCAGTCCAATGCAATAATCGTTATTACTCGGCACCAACCTCGGAGGCCGTTTCCCAGGCGGCCTGCAGGATGAGTTCTTTACCGGATTAATGTGAGGATTTGCGACGTGAAACTACAAAGCCATCGCCGTTGCTAACGGCATGCCACTAATGAATGTTGGGGCTGTCCAGGGGGCTAAAGCGGCCGCTACACCTAAACCGGCAGCTGCAACACCCGTTATCAGTCCCAAACCCACAAGGGCTTGAACCTTCGCACTTTTAGGCCGTCAAACTATAAGTGACGATATCGACGCCGGGTTTCTTGTCATGGTGTTGACCTCAACAACTGGAGGATCTAGCACCATTCCCGGAGTAGCGACTGGAAGACGGTTGACCATAGCCTGTGTGTTCTCCACTACAGACTTAATGTGGGGTGACGCTCTTTGGGCCAGTGCATTGAACACGGAGCCCTGTTGGACCTCATATTCAACGCAAACAACCGTCTCCAACATAAACGTCGTACCAGATGTAACTCCCGTGACGGTTACCACCTCACCAATCCACGACGGGTCATACATCCACACGGCTGGTGGAGTCGCTGTGGAAGACGAACGCCCCGGGTCACAAACAGTGCTCGCCAGATTGGAGCCCGTGGTTTGATCGGGCACCAATGAGACGTTGGATGTGACTCCGAAGCCGTAATCAGGGGTGGGATGGAAATCGTGAACATCCCCAGCCTGTTTGCTGGTCCAGGATATTCCTTGTTCCGGCCTGGCCATAATGGTGTCCCTACCAAAGTTGTTAGGGGCTCCAAAGGCAAAATCAAGAGACCGTACTTGGGAACCTGCTGGCGCAAACACGGTTGGAGTAGCATTGTCGAAACCAGTATACGTCAGTGAAGTTTGCTTAGCAGCCGCCGTTGATGAGACATCAGTCTTAACAAAGGCGTCTGATATAGCAAATGGGGAGGCAGAAATCGCCACTTGCCCACTAGCGCTCGTAAGCGTACTAATGTACCGAAGACGCCTACCCACGGATGTAACCCTCGCTTTTGACGAGAAATACGGATCGTTGGTAGAGGTGGACGATATCTTCCAGGATGTACCCACAGAGCTATAGGGCGCAGCCCACTCCTTTGGCACACCAATGGGTAGCATGCCGGTCGCCAAACTGGCATTGTTGGTATAAACAACGCCATTAACCGTAATATCGGTGCCGGATGTAGCGGCACCAGTTATTAGGGCTGAAAAAGGCAGGCAACCCGGCAGGGTCTGAATAACAAACCCATTTGTGGAAGTACAAGTGATGGCATCAGCCACCCAGTGGTCAACAACAATAAAATTAGACCCGCGACCATCGGGTTTAGGAATTCTATTCCCTGACGTAAATGGATTAAGACGACAATGCATCCAGGGGTGCATCTGTGGCATTCGGCGATTATTAGGTCGCTTTAAGGTAAGACCACGAAACATCAACTCAGCCTCATTTAGCGTCGGGGCCACAAGAGGCATGAGTTGGGGTTTGGATGATCCCTTAACGGCGGCTTTGGTTTTATTTTTCCTACGTCGAGGTACATTATTTTGCTTATTCTTCGCCTTAATGGGTATTAATGCAAGTTGATTACTCATTATGAAAATTTTTATATTTATTTAAGAATTGGTACAGTAGGGGACTGTGGGCTTCCCCGACCACCGCTCGCTCGAACCTCAACTGCTCATATGGTTGTATTCCAAACGCTACAGCAAAATCGGCTCGAGCCTCGGGCGTGACGTCCGCTATAGTAATAGTATTCATAGACAGACGGGCCGGGATCTTGTCCACGCAACCTAAAGGTTTATTAAAGTGAGATTGCAAAATAAGAAAAACGGACCAGGCCTGCAACATCGGAACACCGACATTCACAGCGAGTTCGCATAACCCGACACCGGCCAAGTATCTATCGAGCACCCGAAGATACTCGTAAGTGGTATAAGAACATCTAGACATAACCCTAAAGGGTTTTCTCACGAGCTGCCACCTGCCCCTGATTCTACAAGGACTGCATTGGCAATACTCTATTTCCCTAAAATCATAGGCTCGCTTATCCAATTTCGTTATCTGATTCATCCGAGAGAAGAAACTCATCGGAAGTGCTTTGTGCTCCTCCGAAGAATCCAACATAACGATTGAGTCATCCCCGTTAACGAATATAAAGAAACGGCTAAAACCAGAATGCGTACACCACGCATCTAGCATAGCAGCGTTGTCGGCGCAATTACCATCAGATGTGGTCCACTCGCCTGACGCTCGGCGTGCACTATATTTATATCTAATACCACCTTTGGAAAAAGCCCTGTTAGCAAGTTGCATGCGTAAGACATAACGGTGTTGGGCTGTGTTACCGAACATGCCAAGCCAAAGCCGATGCTCTTCCTCCAAAGATACTCTCTCCTTCCTGCCGTCGTAATAAGAATGGTCAAGACAGTAAGCAACCGGGCTATCAAACTCATCCCAGTATTTCTTAAGCATAACCGCAAGTTCTGGGTTATTGTACGTTTTGGTAAATACAGTATTAAACGGTTGATGATTCCATAGCGAGTCAACTGTTTTGGCCCACAATGAAAACGCCAACTGACGTTTCTTAAGAACGTACAAATACTCATAACTACGATGCTGGATAGCTCTAGGTGCTTTACTGTAAGGCTCACCCTCTGACTCTGCCATCTTCTCCACCTTAATAAACATTTTTAAAAAACCATCATTATTACTCAAATAAGAGCGTCGCCTAAGCAAATTAACGTACGCATTCTTATATCTACTATATATCTTAGCCCTCGTGTGTGCCAAAAGGACACTATGGGAGACTTTACCCAAATCTTCTGTCTTAAGAGCTAATATCTTATCATAAGAGGGTCTCAGTAGTCTTCTATGGACTTCTGGCTCGTAACCTTGAATTGGTAACGGAAGGTGTCTCTCAATTAAAGACCTAAACTCATTACAGAAGCACGGGTTATAATAAAAATGACGTTGTAAATACGGGGCTTCAAATATTTGTATATAGTAGCTCTGTTTGTGTGTTGCCAAAACGTTTACATCGATCTGGTAATGTGTGTTGGCTACATTGCGGGGAATGACTCCGCTACACACATTAGCCAAAACAGTTTGGCACCTTCAAGGTTTGATTTTCCCAGGAAGCTCGACTCTAGACATCAAGCTACCTAGAAAGGGGGTTCCACTCTTGGGCCCAAACAGGTAATTGCCCAGCACTCCCCCAGCGGTGTTGTTAATGTGAGTCATATTGTCGTAGTTGTCTTTCTGCTTTATTATCTGCCTGAACTCTAACTCTTCACGACTCACTAAAAACGCTCCTAACACCGCATACGCCAGTATAGTGTATTCCGCTGCGGTCTCCATGACGAACTCGGCCTTAGCCATCCAGACCCTGGCGTCCGTCACCAACGCATTAATCAATCCAGCATCCCTAGCCTTCATGAAATGCTTACACCGAAGATGATAAAGTAACCTAGAGTATACCATATAATGTTTCTTGTTCTTGACAAACTTATTAACATCCTTCCTTTTAGGTATCTCTTGTTCACAATAATTATGACCAGCTAAATTATCACGCATTTTCCTACCTTTATTGACATCCTTAAGTCGAGTCTCCGCTGATTCGGTCGCTCTCTTTTGACCTATTTCAATGCGTTTCTCGTCCGTCAACACTTCTCCAGGTAAGGCTGCTTCATCTTCAAGCAAGCGGAACATGTTGTTATCTTGTACGGCGTCA